CTCGCCGAGAAGCTCCGCGCCGCGATGGAGGCCGAGTACGTGGAGCCGCTGCACCGCACCGACTTCACGGTCCAGGGCGACGGCCCGTTCCCGATCGACATGCTCCGCTACACGTGCTCGTGGCCGGCCACCGAGGCGGACGCGCGCGCCATCGAGGAGAGCCACGAGCACGCCGACTACACCGACCCGTTCACCGTCAGGTTGTCGAAGTACCACCGCGACCCGAAGCCGGAGCTCTCGGACCAGCGCTGGCGGTCGAAGTTCCGGTGCACGATCGTCGGCGTCATCGAGACCGTGGAGCTGTAACGCCTGCGCCGTCCACGACGGCCGAGAGGACAGAGGCAATGGACGTCAACAAGTACAAGCAAGAGCAAGAGATACAGAAGGCCGCCGACCTGAAGGCGAAGCTGGCGATGGTCGAGGTGCGCAAGAAACCGACGCATGGGCGGGCGCCACGCAAAATAGGCGAGATGGTGTGCGACACCGGGATCAAGGTCGGGTACCGCATGCAGACCGCCAACTTCGTGCTCCGGCTCGACGCGCAAGAGGGCGACTTCATCGCGGAATACGGCGACGTCTGGTACGTGTCGAAGTCGCGCGACGCGCTCAAGGCGAAGATGGATGAGGTCGCGCGCGCCAAGCTCGACCTGGAGTGGTCGCGCTACCTGCGCATCGAGTACAGGGCCGAGGTCCCCTACAACAGCAACTGGCACAACACGACCACCCTCGGCATCGACGACACGCGGCGCAAGGGCACCGCGGTGATCGGCCTCTCCCTGAAGTGGGAGGTGGTCGAGTACAGCAACGCATTCGAGCTCCCCGGCCAGGGGAAGCGGCACATGCAGCGAGACGTCGACGAGAAGGGCAAGCCGCTCGAGGTGGAGTCGACCGTCGACGAGCTACCGGACGGGATCGTGCCATACACGGAGGAGCGCGAGGACACGCTCCGGCGGCTGCGCGCGGCGCTCACCGCGGTCGACGCACAGATGGTCAACCTCTTCCGAGGCACACCTCACCACGTCGGGCGAGCGCTGGACGAGCTCGGCGGCGACGTCCAGCTCGTGCTCGAGTCTGGCGGCGAGAAGCCGACGAAATCAAAGCGTTGACATTGTCAACAAGAACCGATAGAAGATCGATCATGGCGAACACGAAGCGCAAGCCTGATGACGACGGTGGCGAGGGCGGCGCGAAGAAGCCCCCGGGACGGCCGAAGGTCCTGCCGCCTGACCTGGACAAGCGGCACCAGCTCCGGTGCAGCTCGAGGGACTTCGAGATGTGGGAGAGGTACTCCAACCAGCTCGGGTTCCCGAACGTCTCGGCCTGGATCCGCAAGGCGGTCAACGACGCGCTCCCGACCGAGATGCGCAAGCGAGCGGCGCGGTGAGCCTCCCGAAGCCCACGTGCGCCGACTGCGGTCGGGCGCTCGGGTTCGTCAGGAAGGACCCGTCGGGGACCGCCTACAGGTGCGTGAACGACGGCTGCCCGAGGTTCGGCGCGGAGGTCGTCATGGAGGTCGACCCGCGCACCGAGGCCGACGCGCAGGTCGCCAGGGCGCTCCAGGTCGTGGTCGACGCCGGCGACGAGCACGACCGGCGGGACTACACGCCCGACGAGCTCGACACGCTGTTCTTCGCGCTCGGCATGGCCCTCGTCCAGCTTCGGAAGATGCCGGGCGGCAAGGAGGCGCGGGACCGCTTCTACGAGCGCGCCGAGGGCGTGCTCACCAAGCGCGGCCGGCGGGACATCCTGGAGAAGCTCGACGCCGAGGCCAAGATCGATCGGATCGGCGCCGCGCTGGACGCGCTCGGCGTGCCCCGCATGACGGGCTACGGCGAGCCGGTCTCCGCGGGGCAGCCGCTCGACGCAGAGGCCCGCGTCCTGCGGCTCGGCTCCGAGCGCGACCAGCTCCTGGCGGAGCTCAACCGCCTCCGGCTCCCGGCCAGGTCGAACCACCGCCGCGTGATGCGCACCGTCGCCGTGAGGAAGTGCGACCTGACCGAGGCCGAGACGGCGTACGCGCACCCGACCGGGACCGCCGACCTCTGGGAGGTGGAGCGCTGGGAGGACAGCGACGCCGTGAAGCTCGTCAGGCGGGCGTTCGGAGACGACGTCGACCTGAGCGACGGGACGTTCGGCGACACCATGGTCAAGGCGATAGCGGTCGAGATGAGCAACCTCGACAAAGCCCGCGACCAGCTCCTCAAGCTCGCGTCCACGCTCCGGCCGCGCGAGGACGAGCCGTGACCCTGGAGGCGCTCCGGCCGCACAGGAGCACGCTGGCGTCGCTCCTGCGGCGGACCCTCTGGTGGGCGGTCAAGCTGGCGACGGGCGCCGCGTTCTGCGTGGCGAGCGCGCGGTGGGGAGCGGCGGTCCAGTCCCGCCGGTCCGAGGCCATCGAGCGCCGACCGGCGACCAGGAGCGCGCCGGCGCCGCGCGGGCGGGGCGAGCTGTGGCTGCGCTGCCCCGCGAGCACGACCTGGTACAACTACGTCGGCGACGAGCGAGAGTGGGTCGCCGCGACGGCGCCAGAAGGGGAACGATGAGCTTGAGGGCGCGCGCCCGAATCCCGATCTCAGGTTAAGACGCGCGCCCAATAGTCCGGTGGCTACCTTACCCGCAAGGGGACTCGCCCAAGCCGACAGGCCGGTGGGTCACTCGACCTCGGAGCGCAGAGGGCAAACCCGGCGGAGGAGGTGGAACGCCTCCTCACTTTCCGCGATGCTGACCCAGTGAAGATCTCCACGCTCATCGACCTGCCACCGGAGACCGACGCGATGACCGGACTGGAGGCCATCGCGGAGCGGGACCCGGTGGTGTGGTGCATGCTCAACCGCCGGGTGAAGGGCGACCCGATCATCTTCGACAACACGCGCGCCCTGACCGACGAGTCGCTCGGGGAGCTCCGCCGGACGCTCGTGGCCGACAGCGACTACGACACCGAGGTGCTGGGGCGCCTCCAGCGGCACCGGCCGTGGCAGCGCCAGCCCATGCGCGACCTACACCGGCACAAGGTCTACGAGAAGTCGCGCCAGGTGGGCGTGACCGAGGTGTCCGAGAACGAGGTGTTCCACTTCCTCGCCCACCACCCGGGGACGAAGTGGATCACCACGTTCCCTCGCGAGAAGCAGCTCACCGACTTCAGCAACACGCGCGTCGCGGCGGCGTTCGCGGACACGCCGCGCATGGCCGCGCTCGTCGGGACGCCGAACCAGGTGTTCACCCGGCGCGTCGGCGACAGCTACTGGCTGTTCAGGTCGGCGTGGGAGTCCAACCTCGGCGAGGGCGAACCGGCCGACGGCGTCACGCTCGATGAGAAGGACCGGATGCGGGACAAGATCGAGTTCGCCTTCAAGGAGGCGCTCAAGTCCAGCAAGTGGGGCTTCTTCCGCGAGATCTCCACGCCGACCCTCCCGCGCCAGGGCATCGACCTGCCGTTCTCCAAGAGCGACCAGCAGACGTGGCTGGTGAGGTGCAAGCGCTGCGGCGAGCGGCAGCCGATCGACCACAAGGAGAACATCGTCCAGGTGAAGAGCTTCCCGATCGGCTGCCAGGAGCTCCCGCCCGGCGCCTTCGAGTTCCAGTGCCGGAAGCAGAAGTGCCGCGGCGAGCTCGACCGCGTGTACAGCGGCGAGTGGGTCCCGAAGTACCCCGACCGGAAGCACATCCGCGGCTACGCGATCTCCCAGCTCATGGCGGCGTGGATCTCCGCGACGCAGGTGATGCAGGACAAGATCGACATGCGGTTCCCGGAGATCTGGCTGAACTACGTCGTCGGCGTGCCGGCCGGCTCCGACATGGAGATGCTCAACGACGTCGACTTCGAGAGGTCGTGCGCAGGCCACCAGCTGTACACGTCGCGCACGCCGGCGTGGTCGCACGTGACGTACGGCGTCGACTGGGGCAACCTGAACTGGGTCGTCGTGCTCGGGCGCAACAAGTACAACCAGCGCCCGTACGTCATCGGGGTCGACGTCTTCGAGGACACCCAGGTCGAGCTCGAGAGCGCCAAGAGGGTCCTCAGCTACGTCAACCAGTTCAACCCGGACATGGGCGCGGCGGACGCGGGCTACGGCAAGGACCGCAACGCGCTGATGCTCCGCGCGATGTGCCCGAACGGCGACGAGGGCAAGTTCTGGATACAGCAGTACGACCAGAACCCGAAGACGTCGAAGACGTTCGTGCCGGAGTGGAGCGACCCGAGCCGCGCGCGGGTGACGGTCTCGCGCCTGATCCAGCTCAAGAACGCGGCGCGCGTGGTCAAGGAGCGCGAGATCGGGTTCCCCAACCTCGAGATCCCGATAGTCGACGCCCTCAAGCGCCACCTGAAATCGCTCGTCCCGTTCCGCGAGATCGACGAGGAGACCAAGCAGGTCGTCGAGACGGTCAAGACCAGCGGCGAGGACCACCTCGCCCACGCGTTCGGCAGCGCGCTGCTCTGCATGGAGCGGCTCAGCAAGCAGTCGCGGTTCAATTTCTCGTTCGAGTGACAACAAGAGGAGACGAGCACCATGAGCAGAGAGCACACCTGGAGACAGATCTACAAGAACTCCGACGTGGAGCAGTGCGTGAACTGCCCGATACAGAGGCGACGCGCCGGCGACGGTTGGCAGTGGCGCCCGACGAACATCGCGATCGACTGGGGCAGCATCGGCATGCCGGTGTGCGTGGAGTCCGCCGGCAGCGGGGCGTCGGACAAGCAGCGCGCCACGGAGAGCCTGGAGGCCGAGCTCAGGGAGCTGTCGGACCGGATCGCCGCAGACCCGCTCCGGTTCCAGCAGGTTCGCGAGGAGCTGAAGCGACGCCGCGAGACGCGGGACGAGCAGCCGACGCCGGAGACCGACGCTGAGCGGTCCGAGCGGGAGAGCCGGGCGCAGCGCGACCTCGACAAGGCCCTCACCCTCAAGATCATCGCGATGGAGGCCGAGCAGGCCAAGCTCGTGGTCGAGGCCGAGCTGTTCAAGTCGCAGCGCGACGAGGCGGCGGCGCGGCTCGCGCTGCTGGCGAAGGTGATCGCCGCGAGCGGGCTCGAGAAGGCCGTCGCCATCTTCAACGAGACAGCCCCGACCACGAAGAGCCTGGAGGCCGAGCTCAACGCCATGGTGGGCCTGCCGACGGCCACCTCACGTGCCGGACGCAACCCGCTGTCCAGAGACGACGCGCGGGACCTCGTCGCCAGACACGCCGGCGACCTGTTCCAGTTCGACCCCACACTCAACGGCCTGACCGAGCGAATGGTCGACGCCGTCATCGAAGCCAGTCGGTGAGCATCCTCTGGACTGGCGATCTCAACTACGGAAACCAAGGAGACGAAGACATGTCCGTGAAACTGTTATCCGCAGATGCACTGCGCGCCGACCTGGAGACCATCGCCCTGACGTGGCCCGACGGCATCCCGCCACAGCAGCAGGACCGGGTGAACGCCATCAAGTCCGAGCTGAAGCGCCGCGGCGAGCCCACCGAGCGCCCGCCCGGCTCGCCGGCGCCGGCGCCCGCCGGGCCGCTGGACGCGATGACCACCGAGGAGCTCGAGGCCGAGCTCCGCGCGCTCTCCACGCGGAACGACGACGCGTCGCAGACGCGCTTCGCCAACGTCCGGTTCGAGCTCCGGCGGCGCGCCAGCGCCAAGACCGAAGAGGCGCCCCAGCAGCCGCAGATCCCGCCCAGGGCGCTGGAGTTCCCGACCGACGACGAGGTGGCGCGCGTCGTGCCCCGCAGGCCGGCGGTCCCGGCCCCGAAGCCGCAGGCACAGGC